TGTAATAACTTACCTCCACCTGCTTCTGCAAAACTATTATCACCTCGTAAAAATGTTGTACTGTTTTTTGTACCTGTAGCTGATAACTCACCTACACCTACACTCCCACTTGGTGGATTTATCGTTCCCACCGATTTGCCCAAGTAGATACAGTACATATCGTCTGATGAAGATGTTGCCTCTGACAATGTTAATGCAGTACCACTTGCTGAATATGCTGTAGTAGGTTCTTGTCTTACATTATTAATAAATAAAGCTATCTCATTAGCACTTGTTACTGAACTAGATAACGTATAAGACGTTGTTGCACTTGTTGAGAAATCTTGTTTAGATAGTGTTTGAAACGATGTTGCTGGTGCTGACCCCAGATAAGGCATTCTATGTTTGCTCCATAATTGATACTGACATGTCTAAAGCAGATCCCGCTGATGCTTGAGCTTTAACCACATCGGTTGTTTGTAATACTAATTTTTGACCACCAAAAACTTCTAATGTTGTGTTTGCTGGTATGCTCACTGATTTTAACAAAAAGATATTAGCATTTGTTTCTGTATCAGATGTATCTGAAACCAGTTGCACATCTGCTGTAATTGCACTACTGGTAATATTACATAGTGACATTCCTAAAACAATTGTAGTTGTTGCGCTTGGTACAGTATATATTGTATCTAAAGAGCTGTTTGATACAGCAGCTTTAGTTTTTATTTTAAAAGTATTTGCCATGTTTTCTCCTTTAACCTAAAGCAATAGCCAATGCCGTAGCATCAGCAAGTGTAGTTTCACCATCAGCACCTGCATTTCCTTGTGCACCAGTGTTACCAACTGGAATGCCAATTGTAAAATTAAAAGTAGCAGCTTGAGTCGTTCCTGAGTTTGTAATAGCAACTGTTGCATTACTACCTGCGCTCAAGGTATTTGTAGTTACAGATCCAACAGCTACAGTAGATCCATTAGAATCTACATAACTTTTTGTAGCTGCATCTTGAGCGGCTGATGGATTAGTAACATTTTTAATACGTCTGCTTGTTGCATCAAATTGATCGGTGCTGTCTTTTGTTAAAGCATCACTAGCAATATCAATAGACTCTTGAGCCATATTAAAAGCCTGAATACTATCGTTGTCTAAATCTGATTCCTTAAAGACAGAACCAGCAGCATAATCAACGAGTCTTGTAGATTGACTTGTAGCTCTTCTTATTTCTATTATTGCATCTTGAGCTGGAGGTGTTCCAAACTGTATTTGATTAGAACTAGGAAAAGTGTAGTGAGTTGTAATTGTCTTGGTTACTCCATCAACCTTTACGATAACATCATCAGTTGATCGGTAACTAAAAGGTACACTGAATGTAGTGGTACTGTTATTGCCAGTATAACGATTTAAAGCAAATGCCATAGTTTTTCCTTATTGTTGTTGTTGTTCTTTAAGTATGTTTAGGATAGCTGGCACTTCATTCATACCAGCTTTTGCGAGTGATTTGGAAACCTCTTTGTTAATAAACTTATCAAATAAATCTTTGTTTTGTTCTGTCTTACCCTCTTCCATTATTGTAAGAAGCATAGCTTGATCTCTGATTTTTTGAATAGCAGCTTTAACTTTTGTAAAACCAGCTCCTCTTTTAGATACATCTTGAGTACCAAAAGGAAGTCCAGCTCTTGCATAAGCATTAACAACTTCAACAAGTCCAAGCTCTCTTGTTTTTCTCATGTATCGATCCATAAGAGTTTCTTTACCATCCGCTGTTTTAGTTATATTAAGTTGTATTCCTGGTAAGAACCTATGAGTTACTTGTGGTATAAAATTTGTACCAGTAGCCTGACCAGCAGCTATTAAATATCTTTCTGCATATAACTCTTCTTTCGTTACAGCTTCTTTTCTTATCTTAGTGTCCATTACATTTAGTCCAACAAATTTAGACATAAATGGATTGTGTATTTTTCTTGGTCTTCCTAAAGGTGTATATGAGTTAGCAATCGTTCCAGATTTAAACATGGACATAGCATACTGCTCTAAAGTTTGTGGATCTTTAAGTTGATCATCAAATTGGTAAGCAACATTTTGAATTGTTTTTGGTATAAGCAATCTTACTTTTGACGTAAAAAATTCCATAAGGTCATATTCAGCATCCTTACTAGTGTCATCTATTTCATCTGTTAATTTTAATATTTGATCAATACCACCAAATAAATTAGCATCTCTTATTGTATTTACTATAGAAAACCATGCAGTTTGTACATACTGTAAAGTTTCTTTATATGCTGATGCATTAACAAATTCACCTTGTTCTCTTCTCATCTCAAGGTTAGTTAAATAATCAAAACTATTAAATAGTATTTTTAGAGGAGTAGATATAGGATCTAAATTTCTATAATTTATTTCTTTATCACCAATTCTAATTGTATAAGGAGGTAAATCACCATACTCTTCTGACTGTCTTCTTAGCCTATGATTTGTAGCAGTAATACTACCAGTTGCATTTCCAGTTATATATAAAGACATAGCAGCAGCTACAACACTATATCCAAACAATGCTTCACCATTAGCTCTTGCTTGTCTTCTGATTCCATTTTTACCTTGCAAGTCAGCTAGATATTTAGGAGCTAAAAACTGAACTCCAGGTGTCATCCTAACACCAACTTCCATAACTCTTATTGGAGTTCTAAAGAATAACTGTCCTACAATTTTCATTAAAGGATGTTTAGCTACAAAATTTTCATAAGCTCCAGCAATTTTTCCTACACCTTTGCTTGAAAACTCTCTCTTAAACAGAAAGTCTTTTGTAAAGTCTAAACCCTCAGTATCTAATCCAGTCTTCATTCCCTCTTTATTTTTATCTACTGCTTTCTTTACAAATATTTCTAGTTTCTTACCAGATAAACCTCTGTTTTTCCCATCTCTTATCAAAGCATCAATAGCAGTCTTTTTAAATTCCAAAGATTCATCTATTGTCTTTTTTATGTGACTCTTAAGATCTTCTTTAAACTTTTTACTTTTAACATACTTTATACCAAGCTTTTTATCATTTAGAGCCTTTTCAGTAAACTCTTCAGCAGCTTGCCCAGCTATGTAACCTCTGTAAGTTGTCTGCTCAAAGAAAGCATCAGTTGCTAATAGAAGTCTAGGAAAAGTTCTTATTAAACCAGCACCAAATCTTTTTGGAATAGAGGGTAAATTCTTTCCACCAAACTCCATAAACTTATCATAAGTATCAGTAAGAAAAGCTTTTTCATATTTTAATGCTGCTCGGAAAGCTTTTATTCCTGCTCCAGCAGCTTCTTTTAATGCACCATATTGAGCTGATAAACCTTTAATAGCTCCGATACTATAATCACCTCTACCAAAAAATTCTAACAAAGGATTTAGTGCAGTTCTATAAAATGATGGTATACCATTAACAGTTAATGATGTTGTACTTAGTGCATTACTAATCATAAGTTCTGATACAAGCCTATTTACTGGTTGTAAAATACTGTCATAAACTTTTTTAGGTAAACCATCAGTTTCAAATGATTTTTGTATAAGTGACTCTTCTACTTCTCTAAGCTTCTCTTTAAGCTCTACAACTTTTGTGTAATTGCCACTTGCAAATTCTGAATCAATTTGTCTGTTTAAAGATTTTATTAAAGGATTAATTCTTGCTTTTTGTAATCGTCTTACATAAGCATCCATAAATTGATTTAAATTTTGTTGTTGTTTCTTTGTTAATTTTACTGTTGGATCATCAGGAACAACATCACTTACTTTTACTTTATTTAACGACCCAGCAAAAACTCTGTCTTGTCTTTGTCCTAATGTTCTAGCTGAAGATTGACTAAAATCATCATCTAACTTAAATAGTTTATCTTCAAGTGTTTTTAAATTATTATAGTGATCTATTAAATCTCTACTTGGAATTTCATCTGTTGTTTTTTGTAATATTTGAAATGTTTTTATTAATTTTGTGCTAATAGTATCTCTAGCTTCTCCGATTGACTTTTGTAATAACTGACTTTGTGCATCGGTTAATTCAGTTCCAAATAATTTATGTAACTCGTCTACTTCGTCTAATCCTAATGTTTCAAGATCTTTAGTTACAGCTTCTACTAATTTACTTACAACTTTTCTACTTTGTATTCCATCTTCATTTACACCTACTGGGGTATCATCTGTTAGCTGTTTAATCTTTCTTACTATGTCATTTAAATTATTAGCAATAGGATTAGAACCAAGAGTAGCTTCTTCTTCTATAAGTTTCTTTTCTTCATCAGTTACTTTTATTTTTTCTGATGGTAATTTCTTGTTTGTCTTTTTTGCAGTTAATAAGTTTGTTACTGTTTTAGCTCCAGTTCCTAATACACCACCTAAAGCTCCTCCGATAGCTGTAGCTAAAGCAACTTCACCTCCACTTATCTTTTCTTTTTTACCACCAGCAACTTCAACTGTTTGCCTTGATACATTTTCTAAAGCTGAAAAGGTAGCTGTCTCGGTTGCTAACATTACACCTGTTCCAACAGATGATTTAAGTGCTTTTTTAATCTTTTGTTTCATCGCTTTTTTTGCAACAAATTTAGCACCAACTCCGATACCTAATGTTCCTACACTTAACCAATTAGTTAAATCTGTGCCCATACCAACAACAGCTCTTTTTGTACCAGACAAAGATAAACCTAAATCATCGTAGGCATCCATCATATATAAGAAAGCTTTCTTTTGTTCATCTGAAGCTCTTCTAATATAATTAGCTTTAAACATTGTAGAGCCAAGATTATAGTTAAACCATCCCATTTGGTTAAGACCATACTCACCAGCTTCTTCGTCAGTACCATTAAAGTCTCTTCCTCGGTTCATTCTAAATATTATTTTAGAAGCATCAATAAAGTCAGGATCGTTTTTTAAGAACTCATCATTGGTAGAGTTTTCTGTATCAGGATCTTGATACATTTTATCGAAACTAGGTTTAGGAGGTTGTTGAGTTTCAGCTTGTTGTGGAGCTTGTGTTTTCTCATAAGCATCAATCTTTTCCTGCATTTGCTGAATAGTAAGGTCTTCATCTTTGAAATTATAATTCTTACCAGTTCTGGGATCAGTGTATTTTCTAACCATTATAGTGTCGGTATCTCAAAATCAGGAGCTGGAATGTCAAAAGTTGAGACATTTCTCTGATTTGCTGATCTATTATCTAATATTTTCATAAAACCAAAACCCTCTTCTAGTGCTTTCTTTGTTTCAATAGAAGCTTTTTGATATACTTCTTTTTCTAAGACACCTTGAGGTACTTTGCTAAAATCTCTTCCATTATTTTCATAAACAAATAATAGTAAGTCCTCAACAGCATCATCATAATATTGTTGTGCCCAACCTTGTAAATCTACTCTTTGCTGAAGTATATCATATAAAGGACTAGCTTTAAAAGTTGATATATGAGAAGTAGAAACAAGATTGAAATACCTATCATATTCTGGTCTATCCTTTAAATTTCTTGCACCATTAGCAAGTGATCTCACTTTTTTCATTAAAGCTATTTTTTCTGGCTTATTAATATCCGTTGCACCTTTTATTTCTTCTAATATTTCAGATTCAGTTCTATCGCCTTTTAAAGTTGAACCAACTATCTGTATTTCAAGTTGTGAACTGTTAATTAAACTTGTTTGATCGTCAACCTCATTTGGGTCTTGTGTATTTAAAAACTCTACTAAATTTTTATTTGCAGGATCGTAGTCTAAGTAACTTATTTTTTCATTAGGGTTTTGTTCTTTTCTCTCATATAACTCTACTTGTTCCTGTCTTATTCTTAAAGTCCTCTCTCTTTCTCCAGCTTGAAATTTAGCAGATTGTCTTGCAAAAAGAGATTGTTCTATAGATACTTTTTTATCAGCGACTTGTTGTTTAAGATCAGGTGTTAAATAGTTTCCCTTTGGTATCATCTCTAGCACCTTTACTGCCTGTGTAATGTCACCAGTCTCATCTGCAATTCTTTCAGCTACATCTAAAACAGTTTCAACTATTCCATCTCTTCTTGATATAGCATCTAAAGATGAAGATTTTGCCCAAGTATCATCTATTGCTTTTAATGAAGTAGGTTGAGCAGATGTTAAGTTACCTCTTATTACTAAAGATACTTTTCTTCTAAAATCATCATTTTGTATCTGTATATCTCTTTTTGCTTGTTCTGATCTAAACTGTAAGTTGTACTGTCTGATCTGACCCTCTAGTGTAGATAATGCTCCTTGAGCAAAAAACTCTCTGCCATCTACTTGCTGTGAAATATCTTGTCTTAAATCATTAAAGAATACTGATCGTGCACCAGCATTAAACTTTATGTTTTCATCTGATAATGCTTTTTGTATTTGTTCATCAAAATATTTTTCTGCATATTGAGCACCTAATCCTTCGGCAACCCTTGCTCTAACTCTAGGTGATAAATCAGGAAATATCTCTCCTACCTGTGTCTTACTAGCCAGTCCAAGCTCTGCATCTTTTTTAAACTCATTGACATAGAAATCAATTTTTTCTAAATCTTCTTTTTCTTTTTCTTGTCTTTTTTGTTCAACAATTTCAGAAGCTACACCTAAAGCATTTGCTAATTCACCAGCTCCTGTGCCAGCTTGTTGATTACCTCCTCCAGCAAAAGCATCTATAGGTCTTGCTTGAGGTTGTAGTCCTGGTTGTTTTAAGTTACCAACTGGTTTATTTTTTGCCATCTATACTTTCCTCATTATATACCTGGTATCATGTTAGTTGAACTTTTCATAAATGGTGATACACCACTTAAACTTCCTAATCCTGTTGTTCCAGCAGCCGTACTACCAACTGCTAGATTACCCATGACAGGAGTTGTTGTCATAGCCGACCTACCCATACCAAAACTATTACCAAACGTACTACCAAAAGATGGTATTTTTAGTGCATCGCCTATTCCAGGAATAGCAGCTATTGATGCACCAGTAGATATAATAGAACCTAAGATGTTACCACCAACTGGCTGCTCTTGTTGTGCATATCTATTTGCAAGTGTTGCATAAGCTCTTGTTCTATCATCATTAAGAGCAGCTACAGTGTTCGTAAAGTTTCTTTGAATTGTTTGGTTAGCCATGCCAGCTTGCATTTCTGTATCAGCTAAAATTGCATCTACTGACAAACCAGTGATACCCGCTTCACCAAGCCTTACTTGTTTAGTAGCTCGGTTTTCCATAGCTTCTATTTTAGCTTGAAATAGTTCTTGTCCAGACTTCTCAGCTTCCTCTTGTTGTCTTCTATCTAAGATAGCCATGTCTCTTCTATAGGCGGCATCTGCATTAGCTCTTAAAACAGCATTTCTATCTTTAGCTGCACTTTCATCGTTCTCAGCTTGTATGTAGCTCAAAGCTCCCTGACCTATTGTCAAGACTGCTGCAACAACTGGATCACACATTATTTAATTCCTTTGTAAATAAATAAAAATTTTCTTTTTTAACACCATAAGGTCTTTGAAATTTAATATCAAAACCACACCATTGAAGCCACCTCATAGCAGTTTTGTTTTTGTCATGAACAAAATTATATAAGACTGGATATTTTTCACCTAAATGATCCACCCAATCTTTACATTCTCTTAAAAATTCTCTTGATATTGTTTTTATTGAACTTGAAGTTAACATCCAAGGCACTCCATAGTTTGTACCATTAACACAATCAGAAACACCAAACATTCCTATTACTTCTATACCATCAACAATAGTATACACTTTAGCATTAGGAGCTGCAAATGCACCTAATAAAGCATCAATTGGTTTATGGTCATTCATAGCTTTTATTTCTTCAACATCTTCTCTCCTTAATCTAGGAGCTAATATTACAGCATGAGTTTTAGTTGCTTCTACTACTTCAGCCATTATATTCTTTGTGATCTGATAGTATAAAAACCCTCCCACTCAGCTTTTTGAAAAGCACAAGGAAGATAACTATCAGACGTTATTGATATAGTTACTCTATCGTTTTTAGATAAAATAGGAAACCTAAATGTACCATCATCAAGTCTAACCTCTTCAATTAAACTATCGGCTTCATTAATAATAATTCCATTAAATTCATAACTACTAGCAGTCCTAGATTTAGGAGTTACATTAATTACAAAGTGACCAGTATCTTCATAGTCAACACTCATAGTTCTTAACTGCAACCTACCAGAGTTAACTGTTACAGTAGCATTTTTTTCTTTAACATGTTGTTGTGAAAATTGATAAGTAAATGTATACGGGATACCTACTAAAGATGCTGATGCACTATAATTACCAGTGGCTGTAACTGTTGTTGTAGATGTTCTATTTAATGTAGGAATATCTACACCTTTTCTACTTGCCCAAGCGCCTGACTTTACAACTTTTACAGGATCACTTGTAGGAATAGGATAGGGTAAAGTCCAGGTAGTAATGTTAGTGCCTGAATTATAAGAACCAGTAAGAGAAGTTTTTCTATCTAGTCTTACATTAAAATCTAGACCAGTATCAGAAGGATATTGTAACTCCATCTTTTCAATGTAAACACCATCTGTTCTTGCTACAATTAGGTACAAAGTGTTTTCT